AGGACAGCAACAGGCTTCAGCTATTGACAAATGGGGTGCAAAATGAGTAAATTGTGAAAATATGAAGGGGAGTCCTGTAATTAGACCGGACCTTTGCCCGGAAGCGAAGAAATTTTTAAGCAATGTCATAGAGGTTATGAAAGATAATGACCTTATGACATCACTTGATTTTGATGCAGTTGAACTACTCGGTATAACCTATCACAACTGGTTTAAAGCACAGCAGACAGTAATAGATGAAGGACAATTCTTTGTAACCAAGTCGGGAGATAAGAAAGTTCATCCTTGTGTTAAGATAGCCTTAGACGAGAAGATACAACTTACAAAGCTCTTTGAAGCGTTGGGTATGACACCTAAAGCAAGGAAAGAAATAAACAAGAGCAAGGAAAGGGAGCGTGAGTTAAGTCCAATGGATAAGTTTCTTAAAGTAGTTGGGGATGCAAAGAGTTAAAGGGAGTTACCGGATTCATTCAAGATTGTTAGAAAAAGATTTGTTCATCTGCTCTAAGACAGATGATATATTTGGAAGTTACGAATATCATTACTCACATCTGTTACATGGGTTTTCTGTCTATCCAACCCTCTTAAACCATGTACAGAAATACGGTGTGGGTGATTTGATTTTAATACCAGAACCTGAGATTGAAAAAGCAGTTGTGAACGTGGCGAAAGAAACGAGGGGAAAAAAGAAGGTTGAAAAGGCTTTGGGAATATTGTGAGGGCGTAAAGACGGGGACTATTCTGTCTTGTCTTCATGTTAAGAATGCTGTTAAACGATTTGAATCGGACTTAACAAGGTCTGATTTGGAGTTTCGTGAAGGCAAGGTAGAACAGGTTATAGATTTTATCGCTTCTCTTAAACACTTTGCCGGGTCCCATTCAGGAAGAAAGTTTAAGCTTGAACCCTGGCAGATTTTTGTAATCGCAAATCTTTATGGATGGTACTGGAAAGGCACAAACAAGAGAAGATTCCAGACAGCCTATATAGAAGTAGCAAGGAAGAATGGTAAGACTGCTCTTTCTGCAGCTCTTGGACTTTATCATTTAATAGCTGACGGTGAAGATGCAGCTCAGGTTCTTCTTGCTGCCAACTCAAAAGAACAAGCTCATATTTGTTATGACTTTACAAGCAAATTCTGCAAGGGGTTTGACCCCAAAGGGGATTACCTTAGAAGATACAGGGCTGATATTATTTTCGACAAGACTAACTCCTTCTTAAAGGTTCTGGCAGCAGACAGTGATAAGTTGGACGGTTTTAACTGCTCGTTTGGTATAGTCGATGAATATCACTCCGCTCCCAACTCTAAGGTAAGGGATGTAATCAGGTCATCTATGGGGATGAGGGATAACCCCTTGCTTCTTACTATCACAACAGCAGGATTCGATAAGGCTTTACCTTGTTTCGATTTAAGAACTGTCTGTACTGAGGTTATCGCAGGGATAAAAGAGGATGATTCGATGTTCTCTATCATCTACACCTTAGACGAAGATGATAACTGGCAGGATCCACAGAACTGGTCTAAGGCCAACCCGAACATAGGGATAACAGTTAAGGAAAGTTTTATTAAGGACCAGGTTATCCAGGCCAAAAACAATCCTTCTGATGAAGTAGGTATAAAGACTAAGAACTTAAACGTCTGGTGTGATTCTGCTCAGACATGGATTCCTGACGATTATATAATAAGAGCTACTCAGAAACTTTCCTTTGATGATTTTAAGGAGAATGACTGCTTTATAGGTGTTGATCTTGCTTCTGTGCAGGACATGACAGCAGTGGCTTATTGTATGCCTAAAGACGGCAAGGTTAATATCATAGTAAAATACTACTTACCCAAAGACGGGATTAAAAGCAGACCGGACAGGGAGCTTTACCAGCAGTGGGTAAGAGGTGGTTATCTGACTTTAACGCCGGGGAATGTAACTGACTACGACTATATCACTAAGGATATTCTAAGCACCTCTAACTCTGTTCTTATCCAGGCAGTCGCTTACGACAAATGGAATAGTGTTGGCTGGGCAATTGATTGCACCGAGATAGGACTTCCACTTGAACCATTCTCACAGAGTATAGGAAACTTCAACGCTCCTACAAGAGAAATGGAAAGAGCTTTAATGAGCGGTGAGATAGTCCTTGATGACAACCCTATAACAAGATTCTGCTTCAGGAATGTAGAGATAAAAGCCGATTTCAATGGGAATATTAAGCCAAACAAAGGGATAACAGCTAAGAAGATAGACGGTGTTATTGCAGCTATCCAGGCACTTGCTATGTGGAGCGTAAGGAAGGCCAATGTTTATTCAGGAACAATTTACTAAGATGAAGATATTCGGGTACAACATAAGCAAAGAGCAGCGGTCAGTAAATATAGCTCCGACAAATAGTTATGGGATTCCTTATGGTGGCTTGTCAGCTTCGCTTTCTTCCGAGGCTGCTATGAGGCTGAGTGCTGTTTACAGGTGTGTGGATGTCAAGAGTAACGACATAGCTACTATGCCCTGGGACATCATGGTTTATAATGACAAGAATGAATGGGTAAAAGATGAGTTTCACTTCTCTTATAATCTCTTAAACTCTCAGCCTAATCCTTCAATGACAAAGTTCGACTTCATGAAGGCTTTATGGTCTAAGGTTGAACTGGATGGCAATGCTTATGCCGAAATAAAAAGGGACACTTCAGGCAATCCGATTGGACTTGTTCTTCTGAACGGTGCGATAACAATGTATGTCAGGGGTGACTGGAGTGTTTACTACGATTTTGAAGAAGACTATTCACACAGGGCTGTAAGGATTGAAGGTGAGGATATGATTCATGTCAAGAACTTCTCCTATAACGGGCTTCAGGGAGTATCTACCATAACCCATGCTACTAACATAACATCTCTTGCAGCTTCGGCAGACGGACAGGCTAAAGGTTACTATGTGAACGGGGTAAATATGAACGGTATAATAACGGTACCGGGAAAGATTACTCCGACTAACGCAACCGCACTGAAGACTTCATTTAAAGAAGCAGTCGCTTATAATTCCACTACTGAGGTAGGTGGTGGTGTTATCGTCCTTGAAGGTGGAGCAGACTTTAAGGCTATCCAGATAAGCCCTAAAGATGCTCAGATGCTTGAGACAAGACAGTTTAATGTGGTTGATATTTGTCGCTTCTTCGGGGTGCATCCTTCAAAGGCTTTCGATACAACTGTAAATAGTTACGGAACCGCAGAGAGCTACCAGTTAGCCTACATAACCGATACCATGACACCCTGCAAGACGAGGATTGAAAACGAGTTTAACAGGAAGCTATTCAGGCCAAGCCAGCGAGATAGGATAAAGCTGAATCTTGACATTAAGAAACTGAGAAGTGCAGACCTTGAAACACTGGTAGCACATTACTCAGGATTATTCCAGTGCGGGGTGTACTCACCTGATGACATTTGCAGGGAGTTAGGCTTACCGATAGACCCAAATGGAAAGGGAGGAAGGAGGTATGTTCAGGTCAATCTCGCTGAACTTGGGGAGAAGCCGGAGCCAGTACAGAACAAGAATAACGGAGCAGGGAAAGAGGGTAATAAAGAAGAAGAGAATGAAGGAAATTAGAAGTTTTGCACCTACTGAATCAGAGGTAAGGGCAACCAGAAGGGGAAGAACAATAGAGGGTAGGGCAATTGTCTTCAATAAAGAGTCAAGGGATTTAGGTGGTTTTACCGAAGTTATAGACCCCGAAGCTGTGGCAGGAGTGCTTGAAAAATCAGACGTCCTTGCTTTGATGAATCATGATGAAAGTCGTGGTGTACTTGCAAGGTGGACCAATGGTGACGGAACTCTTGAACTTACAGTAGATAAAAACGGAGTCAACTATAAATTTGATGCTCCTGAAACATCACTTGGCGATGAACTTCTTGCTGGTGTTCGTAGGGGTGATATTAGAACATCGTCCTTTGCCTTTAGTGTTTCTCCCGATGGTCAGAAATGGGAGAAAAGAGACAATGGAACAAGACTCCGTACAATAACAAAATTTGATTCAATTTTTGATGTATCACCGGTATATCGTGAAGCCTATGAAGACACTTCAGTGGCGGTGAGGAGCTTGATTAATATTATAGAAAAAGAAAAAAACAATGTTGCCGACCCCGGTAATGAGCAAAGGACCAATGGTTCCCCCTCTGATCCGGCAAAAGCCGATAATAATAGAAGTATGGATTTATCAAAGTTACGCAAAGAAACCCTGAAAGACGGGACTGTAATTGCTTACGAAGACTGGCTGGCCAGAGGCACCCAGGTCTACGTTGAGAAAGATGGCTCGTTTGTGCCAGCAACAGATGGCACGATGGTCATCCGTGAAAGGGAGGAGGTTTATATCTCCAATGTAGAGATGACTATTAAGGACGGTTTTGTAACTGAAATTAAGTCGTCTTCGCTTTCGGTAACTCGTAAAGAGCCGGAAGACTTAACAGAGTATCACAAAGAATTTAGGAAAAAATTTAACATTAAAGAGGTATGACACTTTTAGACATGAAAGACAAGAGGGCATTACTTCAGGAAGACAACCTGGTATTTGCTCAAAAATTGGAGAAAGAAAAAAGGAAAGCTACTCCAGAAGAAGAAAAAGAAGTTGCTGAGAGAAAGGCACAGATTGAAAGCCTTGAGAGGGCTATCGAAATTGAGGAAGAGAAGAGAAAATTCGACCCTGCCAGCATTGCGATACATATCCCTGAGAAGAAAGAGAAACCTTCTCTTTTCAAAGCTGTCCGTAACATTGTTAACGGCAAAGATATTCCTGAAGAGTTCAGGAGCGTCCAGGAGCAGGGTGAAAAGGAAATGAGTGCTTCCAAGATAGGGTGCCGTTCAACAGGTCAGATTGTAATCCCGTCAGCCGTTGACGAAAATTTTGCAGAGAAACGTGCTGCTATCGTCACAGGTCAGACAACCGGAACGACTGCTGGTGGTTATGCCATCCAGACAGACAAACTGAATGTGCTTCCTCCGCTTACCAATTACCTGGTACTTACCCAGGCAGGAGCAAGTTATCTCCCTGGTTTGGTTGGAAACGTATCTATACCTACCTATTCAGGAACAACTGTTCTGTGGCAGGGTGAAACAGCTTCCGCAACTGACGGAGCCGGAACATGGGGCAAGGTTGATTTGAATCCCAAGAGGTTGACCGCATTCATTGATGTGTCAAAGATGTTTCTCTTACAGGATTCCGTTGGTGCAGAGCAGATGTTAAGAAACAACATAGCTGCTGCTATCGCTGTGAAACTTGAGAGTACAATTCTTGGTGTTGGTGCTGGTTCAGTTAGCACAGAACCAGCCGGATTGTTCGCAGCCGGAAGGACAACCGCTCCTGTTGCTGCAAGCTGGGACAATGCTGTTGACCTGATGAAGAATGTTGACATAAACAATGCCCTTACAGGCAATCTGTCATACATATCTCACCCGGCAGTAAGAGCCAAATACATGAAGACCGCAAAGGTATCTTCGAGTGACTCGAACATGGTTTCTAATGATGGTAAAGAGCTTCTTGGCTATCCGCTTCATATAACCAACTCTGTTGCTTACATGACCTTTACGACAACCGACTCAGCCGGACTTATATTCGGTAACTGGGGCGACCTTCTGATAGGTCAGTGGGGTGGGTATGACTTGACAGTTGACCCGTACACACAGGCAGCACTCGGAACTATCCGTTTGGTTGTTAACTGCTATTTTGACGCAGCAGCAGCCAGGTCGGTATCATTCAGTGTAGCAAACATCAGATTCTAAAATCATGGCATACATTCATCTTGACGAGGCAAAAGATCATTGCAGGGTTGATAAAGACTTTTACGATGATGACATTTACATAACTGACTTAATTGATGTGGCTGAACAGGCCGTGTCGAATGAGATCGGTGATGCGTTGGCCGATGTTCTCGTCTCAGGTGAATTGCCGAAGCCGATTAAACAAGCTATTCTACTCGTCATAGGACACCTTTACAACACTCGGGAGCCGATTGTTACAGGTACCATTGTTACTAAGGTTCCTATGACAGTAGAGTATCTTCTTGCACCTTATAAAACCTGGACTTGCGAATGAGAGCAGGAAGACTTGATAGGAAGGCAGACTTTTACGCAAAGGTAAAGACCGCAAATACGAGTTATGGAGGTTCGACTGACACATGGCCGACTCTTACATTCTCTACATGGGGTGAAGTTACCTATGCCGGAGGAGATGCTATTCTCAGTAATGAGGAGAAGTTCTATTCAGGTACCATCTTTCTCAGGATCCGATATAGGAGTAATGTAACAGAAACAATGCGGGTAAAAATCGCTGACGTCTGGTACAAGATAGCCTACATAGAGGAGCTTGGACGCAAGGAAGGATTAAAACTCACCTTAAACAAGATCAATGAGTGAGATAGGTGTGAGAGTTATATCCCCAGAGGCCGAAGCTTTAGAAAGAAGCTTTAAATATCTTGAGAGTGTTGATAAGAAGAAAATCATCATTGCAGCACTAAAGAAAGCTACTAAGCCGACAGTAAGTGCAGCGATAACCAATACTCCAGTGGGTCCTGTAAGAAAAAACAGGGTTCCGGGTAACCTCAAAAAATCTATTGGTCTAACAACATACAGGGAAGAGGTTGCAGTAGTTGTAGGTGCAAGGAAAACAAGGGGATTTAAGGGTCATCATGGGATTATTGTAGAAGAAGGTACTGTTGACAGGTTCTATATAACTAAAAAGAACCAGGTGAAACACAGAACAGGTAAAATGAAGCCAACTGGCAGATATTCCCATTTCTTACAGAGAGCAGTAGCAGCTACTGAAAAACAGGTTTATGATACTGTTGCTTTAGAATGGTACACAGCGATTGATAAATACTTGCGGAAAAATGGTAGGGGAAACAATTAACACAATTTTAAAGGGCAATTCTGCTCTTCAGTCACTTGTATCTACAAGAATATTCCCCTATGTTATGAATGAGGATACTCCTTCTCCGGCAGTAGTTTATGCTATCGAATCGCTTGAACCGGAATACAATAAGGGATCGTGGGCAAAAGATGATATTTCCTTTTCTGTCATATCGGTTTCGACAAGTTATACAGAATTACAGTCTGTTGTATCAGCAGTCAGGACGGCTCTGGAGCTTTCTTCAGCAGAAGGCATTAACAGGATTTATCTTAATGGTATGTCTGAGGGTTATGACCATCAGGCAGAATCATTTTACAACAAATTAAATTTTAAAGTAGTAGTAAATAAATATTAAACATGGCAGCAGATTACGAAGTGATTAATGGTACGGATGTGATGGTCTTCCTGAGTCCTTCCACTGGCGGGACGACATGGAAAAGCGTGGCTCATGCTAACAGCCATTCACTTTCAATAAAAATGAGTACCAGGGAAACTTCCAATAAAGGAAGTGGTGATAAGGTTACAAGGGGTGCTGGGAGATTGGACATAACAGGGTCGATTGAAGGAATGTATATTGATTCCGATAAATACAACCTGGAGGACTTCATGGAGGCAATCATAACCAGAGAGCCATACATGATGTTTTTTGGGAAAGAGGCTTCGACAGGAGTGGCAGATACTACGACAAGCGGAGGAGCACATTTCTACGCATCGGGTAATTTCTATATTACATCGGTTGATGCAACTTTTCCAGATCAGGCGAACAGCACTTATACTGTTTCGATTGAACACGCTAATGGTTTTGATCTTAATAAACTTTATGTGAGTTAATAAGGGAGGCTCCATAAAAGGGGCCGCCCTTTATTTTATCTATATGAAACTACTCGAAACAAAACAAATCAGAATAGGTGATAAGGAATATCCTGCCAAGATGTCCATGAGGGCAATGATAAACTTTGAAGAGTTGTCAGGACATTCCATATCTACCGTTAGTTCACTTTCAGATATAACCATTTTATGCTTCTGTACAATCAAAGCAGGAGGAACGGAAATGACTTATGAAGAGTTTATGAATCTCATTGATGACAAGCCAGAGATTTTAGAAGCGTTTTCTGAGGCATGGATGGAGAAGACTGACGCAAAAAAAAAGTAAGCCCGGTAAACTGGGGTGAGTTATACGGGCTAATTACCAGTTTAGGAATTTCACCCAGTTACTTTCTGGACGAGATGAGTTTTGAGGAAATGGATTCAATCTTAAAGGAGAGTGACAAGAAGAAAAGAGAAGAATGGGAAAGGACAAGGTTGATATGTTTCTATGGGCTAACATTCAATGAAAAAATAAGAAGACCAGAAGATTT